TTAATGCTTATGACGGTTTGGCAGCGTGCCGTAAGTTAAAAAACGAAAATAACTTACTGCCTAATGTGGATAATGTGCTGTACCAAATCGGAAAAACATTTAGCTTACCGGAGGAAGTGGAATAATGATGAATAACATAAGAACCGAACTACTCGAACACACGAACGGGGTAGAAAACATAAAAGCAGTGCAATTAGCTTTACATACGGATAGACAGAACCCCCATAATGTGTCGTTATTTCATCTTCCGGAAGGGTATAGTAGCGAACAACTACAATCGTTCTTATTCGAAATCGATCGTATGTACGATGCAGGGTACGGAAGACAAGAATTGTATGGTTTTATTTGGTGGAAAGATGGTACTTGGTCTAGTCGATTCGAATACGATGGTTCAGAGCGATGGGAGCATCATGTACGTCCTACTTATCCGTTAAATCGCGAAGAAATGTTGGATTTAATATGAAACTAATGCCCCAATCGCCGTCTTCGGTAAGTACGTATAACACTTGTCCGAAGCAGTACTATGCCAAGTACATTTCCAAAGAGGTGGTGTTTAAGTCCACTGCGGAGACAGAGCGTGGTACCCGTTGGCATAAGCAGTTAGAAGAACGACTACGTGATAAGTTAGATTTACCGGAAGAAACCGCCATTTTTGAACCCCTGATCCGCCGGTTAGAGCTGATGAAAGGTGAGAAGTTAGCTGAGACAAGATTCGGTATCACCGCAGATTTTAAGGCGTGCGATTACAAAGTGCGTTGGTATGGTGGTACGGCAGACGTAGTGGTACTTAACCACGAAGAACGCAAAGCGGTTATCTTCGACTACAAGACCGGTAAAGTGAAAGACAACGAAGACTTCCGTAAGCAGCTTACTAACTATGCGCTTATGGCATTTATCGCATATCCGCATATCCAGCGAATTCGTGTGGCGTATATCTTCTTAGACGCGATGCAATTTAGTCCGATTGAACACGGAAGAAAAGGATTACTGTTCAAACGATCTGATATGGAACAGATGAAAAGCGATTTGTCTTTAGACATCGATCGCATTGCTCACTCTACGGAAAGAAACGAATGGCTACCGAACCCTAGTGGTTTGTGTCGCCCAAATAAACCAACCGTCAACGGTGGTAAACCTTGGTGCCAAGTTAAGTCCTGCCCTTTCTATAACAAAAGGTAAACAACAATGAATGATCAAACTAAAACTCCACAACAACGCTACGCCGATTTCATTAACAAAATCCGTGCGCAGTTTAATAAGAACGCAACGCACCTACAGGCAGCAGACAGTCGCTTAGAAGCACAAGATTACGAAGGCTTCTTAGCGCACTATGCCGGCTTGGATAAAGAAACGTTACTTGAAATCGTACAAGCGCAGCATATCAAAGTAAATGAGACGTATGGTCTTATGATGCAACGCCAACAAAACTTGGAAGTCATCTTACAAGACATCGCACACTGCCAAGACTTTGTTGCCTTCAGTAAGTTAAAAGAAAAAGCGCAGACGATCTTAATGGCGCAACAACTTCAACGTCGCGGTATGAGCGATGAAGAAATTGTAAAAGCTTTGAACACCGCCAATGATGGTGGCAAAACAATTATTCAGCAGTAGGTGGCTTATGACCTTACATGAAAAATTCTTAGAGTGGCATTTCTGCCAATATCCGCCTGAGCATCATCACTTTGAATACGACCAGTACACGAATGGTAATTTTAAAGATTGGCGTGTACAAAATCGCTGGGAAGCCTTTCAAGGCGGATATGAAGCGACGAAGCAAGAGGAAAACGAACGATGAATAAGTTAGACATCGCTATGAGCGAAGACCCTTGGTGGCGAGGTTTTAAGTTAGGTGTGTTCGTAGGTATGGTAGTTGGATTCATTCTTGTAGGAATTTCGGGGTAGATTATGGCTAAGCAAACTCCAGAGGGGAAAGTTAAAAAGAAACTCATAGACTTTCTAAAATCGCTAGGTGGCGATTGTTTTTACTATATGCCGGTACAAAACGGTATGGGGCAGACCGGTATTCCGGATGTAATGGCGATTATTAAAGGTGTGCCTTTTGCGTTTGAGTGTAAGGCTACACCTAAACAACAGCCTACCGTCTTGCAGGCTTATGCACTAGATCGTATTCATAAAGCGCGCGGTTTTGCGTGGGTGGTAGACAACGAAAGTGTCGACCTCGCCATATTCTACGCGAAAGAATTAAGCAATGCCGCAAGCAACAACGGGACGTACGGTGATATGGAAGACCTAGACGCATTGAAAGAGCATGAACACGCTAAGGTTCTCTATCGCTGGAAAGACAAACTTGAGCCTGTGGAGTTCGACGGTGAGTGATGAGCAACTAATTCTTTCTCGTCAGCGCGTTAAAAACTTCGGTGAGGTTTTTACACCTTCTAAGGTTGTAAAGGAAATGTGCGACTTGATTCAATCGGAGTGCTACGATGAGAAGACCACGTTTTTAGAGCCGAGCTGTGGTACAGGTAACTTCCTTGTGGAGATACTTTCTCGTAAGTTAAGTACAATTATCGCAGATGGCGACAGCGATAAGGAGACAGAGGAGAAGTTTTATATGGCATTGGGATCTATATATGGCGTAGATCTTCAAGACGATAATGTAAAACAATGCCAAAGTCGGTTACAAGAGTTAGCTGAAACAATGGCGTATGGTATAGGGTTATCACTCTCAAAAACGGTAGTTAGTTCTATCCTTCAAAGTAATATCCGATGCGCAGACGCATTAAAAGACACGGTGCTATTCGCTAAAGTTAGTGTGAACAAAACAGGTGTAGTTCTAAAATATCACGCAGTGAACTTACAAAATGGAAATTCAGAGTATAAGTTTTCGGTAGGGGTGGCGGTATGGCACTTGTAGTTAAGGATAAAAAAGCCATAGTCCTAAAGGTGAGAGACCCTTCAAAGTACACGGAAGTACTTTCACAAGCTGGAATTAAATTTAAACAAGACGGTCATAACCTGGCCGTCAAACATAATGTCGATACACATAAAATCCTTGGTAATCTCGGTGCTAAACTCGAAGGATTAGAGCCTATGCGAGTACAGTACGCCTATCCCAAGTTGCATGGGATGTACGACCCGATGAAACATCAAGCAGAGACAGCCGTTTTTGTCTCGCAAAATCCGAAGGCGTTTGTGCTTAATACACAACGTACCGGTAAGACAGCGAGTTGCTTATGGGCCGCAGATTATCTTATGAAAGAGGGTATCATCGACAAAGTATTGGTGTGTTGCACCGTGTCGAACTGTGGCACGTGGCTTAATGAAGTCAATGCCATATTCGCCAATCGCTGGGCGATGGTAGCACGAGGTAGCGCGTCGGTTAGACGGTCTGTTCTACGTCAGAAATGCGACTTTCATATTATCAACCACGACGGAATCAAAGTTGTGGCAGATATTTGGGACAACTACTTAACGGATAAGACACTACTAATCATTGATGAAGCACGCTTATTTAGCGATCCGAAGTCAGACCGCTGGGCGGTGATGAATGAGATGGCGACTAAGTGTAAGTACGTATGGGCCCTAACAGGTACCCCACTCTCAGGTGGCCCAGTGGCAGCGTATGGATTTATTAAGTTAGTCGCTCCTCACCGTGTACCGAAAACGGTTGGAGCTTGGCAAGCCGCTACCATGTTCAAGGTTGGTGAGCGGAAGTGGGTACCAAAGCGTGGCTGGGAAGATATAGTGTTTAATGCACTACAACCTGCGATTCGCTTTAACGCTGATGACGTATTAGACCTACCACCGTTACAGATGATGTACAACGAGGCGGAGCTTACACCGGATCAGCAAAAAGCCTATGACAAGCTACGTAACGAGGGAGCGGTTCCTCTTCGCGAGGGTAAAGTCTCAGCGGCTAATGCCGGCGTGTTAGTGTTTAAGTTATTACAGACCGCCGCCGGTGTGGTAAAGCTCGATCAAGATGGCGACGATGATACCGCAGTGCTGAAATTGCCACCGAAAGGACGGCTTAAAGTCCTCGATGAAATTATCCAAGGAACCGACAACAAAGTTATTGTGTTTGCGAGCTTTAAAGCCGTGGTAGATTTACTACAAGAACACTGTAATAAGAAGTACGGTTCGGTGTGGATCGATGGTCGTGTAACCGGTAAAAAACGGGATGAAGTCGTTCATAAATTCCAAACCGACCCGAACATTAAAGTATTAGTGGCGCACCCGAAGACCACTTCGCACGGGTTAGAATTCGCGGTGGCAGATACGATTGTGTGGTTCACGCCACATCATAGTTTAGAGCTTTACGATCAAGCGAATAAGCGCATTCAGTCTAAGTTGCAGAAGAATAACATGGGTATCTACCATATTTTCTGTACTCCGTTGGAGCAAGCGATTTACCGCAAGCTCGCCAATGGTAGTGAGGCTCAACAAAGTTTTCTTGAGCTATATAAACAAGAAATTGGTTTACAGTAAAAATTTTACAGTATATAATCACCGTACTTAACAACAAAGAGGGCAATTATTATGGCAGGAAAAGGTAAATTCCTTTATATTTTTTCACCCGGTATGTCTAACGAAGTCACGGACGAAGAACACCGTATCTACATCGGTGACAGCGCCAAACACATGGACGAAGGTACGCAGTATTTTCCGTTAGGCAACTTCTCTACTGACGACTTACTAAAACTTAAAGCGCAAATCGCCACAGCGTTAGAATGCCGCATGGACTTAGACGACGTAACTGAGAAAAACTTGGAAGCGTTAAAAACAAAACTGCGCAGCGCAAAAACAGAAGTCATCGCGCAACTAGCACGTCAAACATTAGATCGTTTAGACGTTGTGGCATCCGATGAAAAACGTGCGAAGACACGCTTGGCTATCATCGAAGATGAACTACGTCATCGCATGGAAGAAGACGGTTCCGCAGAGATGAAATTCACCGGTGTACTTGGCGTTTCATATAAACCTGAGACCGTCTATAACGTTGGCGAAGAAGGCTGGACTCCGGTGTATAGCTCTATCGTTGCAGACAGTGTAGAGAAACAATTCGCAGACGATGGTGTTGTACGAGCAATCGCAAACAACCAAGACGTGGCTGAGTACGTTGTTCGAGATATTACAAACGACATCGTCGGAAGTATTCGCGATGGATTACGCAATGCAGAAGCATTTGCGATTTTACAAAAGCGTTTGACTAGTACAACGCTTAATGACTTAACTAAGCAAGGTTTAGATCTACCGAACGGGGTAGAGCAAAAAACATTGCAAAAACTTAAACTACGTAAACTTAAATAGGAGTGATTTATGTCAAACTTAATGGTAATTGATATGGGTGCATTACCCATCGCTTACGATGATGAACTGGCACAAGAACTAACGAAGGACTTAACAGCAGGTCTTAGTGGTTCTTTTAAACGTGCGCCACGTCTATTTATGGGTAATAGTGGTGACTGGGAATTAGTTACACCTGAAGGTGAAGCTATCGACTTAGGACGTTCAGTTAATATCGTCATCGTGGATCAACGTAAAGTAAACTCCCGTATCCACTACGCGAAGTCATTTGATAAACAGAAAGAAGAAGGCGAATTCGCGGCTCCTGACTGTTACAGTACAGACGGGCAATACCCTGACACAAGCGTGGAAAATCCACTTTGCGAAAGTTGTAAAGAATGTCAGTTCAACAAAATCAGTTCTAATTTCCAAGTGGGGAATGTCCCATGTAACACCTATCGCCGCCTCGTTTGCGTATTAGTGCAAGAAGATGGCACTTTCTCTGAGCCGGTAGTATTTGAACCTAAATATAAATCGCTGTCTGAGAAAACAATAGTACGTGAGCGATACGGTAGCTACGGTTGGTATATGCGGACTTTGACTGCGCAGGTGCATCCTGTAACGAAAAAACCTATGCCGATCCCAACCCAATTCGTAGTAACGCATTGTACGTCGCTACCGAAGATGGAAGTAGCCACAGTGAAATTCGGTTTAGCGTCTAATGCGCAGGGTGGTTACTGGGTATTATCCAACGAACAACGCCAAGAAATTTTACGCTTGAAAGATAGCGAGGAAGTCCAAGAGTTGTTACGTCCGTTCAATGCAGCGTTTGAAAACCCTTCTTCTGCCGGTCGTATTCCGGTGATTAACGTTGACATCGACGAAGCGGAAGAAGAACCTAAGAAAGAAGTCGCAAAAGAACCGGCTAAGAAATCAGCGCCAACTAAGAAGGCTCCTGAAAAGAAAGAAGCTCCTGCGAAGAAAGCTCCACCGGCTAAGAAAACTCGCAAGGTTGTGTTAGGCATGGAACACCCTGATGTGGTGAATACTACGGAGTATGACTATGCGGAACTCAAAGAATGGGCGGATGACGCAACGGAAGACGAAGTCCGTGAGTTCTTAGCGGAAAACTTCCCTCAAGCATTAGAGCCTGTAGAAGTTGAAGTAGAAGATGCCAAAGAAGCACCTGCGGAAGTTCCGGCGAAGAAATCTGCGCCTAAACGCAAGGCCGTAGAGAAGAAAGCCGAAGTGGCGGAGAACGTGGTATCTAATGATAGCAAAGTAGATGGTGAATCCGTGAAACAAGCCGAAGCATTGGCAGAAGACTTAGGCGAATTTGACGACTAAGATTAACTTATTATAAAATACTTCGCGGTGAGAGCAGACTCACCGCATTTTCTACCAATAAAGAGGGCAATATCAATGACAAACCCAATCTCACGTACAGTATTCATAATGTTGTACCTACTTACATCTGCTTACCCGCATTTTAAATTGCCCGATTGCAGAGTAAGATCTGACTTTTGTTCGTAGGTGCAACATTATGAATACTTTAGAACACCTCTCTCGCATATTACCAAGCTCCGGACTCAAGGTTATGGCTGTAATGCAACAGCGCGTTGACAACAACGGAGACTTAGTATTCAAGGCAGACGGTTCCCCTTCGCTTACTACGCGCCATAAAACGTTTAAAACAGTAGAAGACTTAGCCAAACGTATTGGTCTTATGTCCCATTCCAGTAACACAGTTTACATGGCTTTGGGAGGCTTTGACCCTGAACGCAGTTTTATTGATAAAGAGTTCGAAGGTAAATCCTATAAAGGATTCTCGCGCAGTGCGGACTTCACAATCGCTTTTAAGGCCTTTTGGTTAGACTTGGATGTCGGCGAAGATAAGTATGCCGAGAAAAAAGGTTATGCTTCGCAGTCTATGGCGATTGAAAAGCTATGGGACTTCGTCCATGCCATTGGTCTGCCTGACCCTATCGTGATTAACAGTGGACGTGGCGTCCACGCTTACTGGGCGTTAGAAGAAGAAATCGACGCGCAAAGTTGGTTTAAGATGGCTAAAGTGTTTGACGCTATTATTAAGCACTACGGTCTCTACGCTGACCCTGCGTGTACAATGGATAGAGCGCGTATTCTACGACCGGTAGGCACCATTAACCATAAGAATGGTAAACGTGTAGAGCTAGTTTCTGACGCACCGGATATACCATTCTCCGCTTTCGTAAATGCGCTTAAACCTTATTATCGCGAACACAAAGCGGAAATCGAAGCTATCAAAGTTAAAGTCGTAGAGTACGTGAAGAAAGACCCTTCATCTTTCGTTGATCAAAAGCCTAAGCACGCTAAGTACTTTTTGAAACGATGCCAAGTTGCGAACTTTACGCTATTTGGGGATAACCCCGTAGCTGAGCCGGTATGGCGCGGTGTGCTTGGTGTAATGCGTTACTGCGAGAACGCAGATAAACACATCGAGACCTTACGTCGCAAGTGCAAAACTCGCTTTCCGGAAACAACTCGCTTTGACGAAGACCGCACCGCAGAGAAGCTACAACGCTTTATTGATATGGATATGGGGCCAACAACTTGCTCCTATTTCCAGCGTGAATGCGGTGAGCTATGTGAGGGTTGCCCTCATGCGATGGAAGGTAGAATAAAAACCCCTTTAACTTTAGCTGAACATTATGAAGAAATCCCCGTGCCGCAGTACAACTTGGAGATCGGAGCGTTGGAATACCCAGCGCGAGCATCTAAATCAGCAGAGGTCGAATGCGGAGATAAAGTCGCAGAGACTAGCGGAGCTACAAGTGCAGAATCGAGCAGTAACGGCAGCGGTAATGGCGGAAGTGATAGCACGCATAATGATGGAACACCGCAACCACCGTTCCCGTACAAACGATCTAATAAAGGATTAGTTATCCAAGAGAACGACCAAGAGGTTGTGTTCTTCCAAGGCGACTTGTTCCCAATCATGACGAAATTTGTAGAGGTCGTGGACGGTGAGCAGAGCGTCATGGTTAAGTATATGTTGCGCATCGGATTAAACGGGCAGTACCAAGAGATTTCGTTCTTCATGAAAGACTGGTACGCACCTGACCGTCTAAAACAACGCTTGGGTATGGCCGGGGTATCTATTAAAGACAAACACATGATAACGCTCATTAACTACTTGAGAGCATATCAGAACGAGGTTCAGGAGAGAATGACAGAAGTAAGACAGATGCAACACTTCGGGTGGGTAGATGACACCCAACAGTTCTTACTAGGTAACAAACTCTATCAACGAGATGGCGTTGTTACTGTACAACCACATCTTAACATTAAGAACTATTGTCGCCTGTTCCGCCAATCCGGCACGCTTGAAGGGTGGAAGAACTTAATGCGCCGTTTAGCGGCTTACGGGGCAGTAGAGCAACAGATCTGCGTATTGAGTAGCTTTGGTACAACGCTCATGCGCTTTACTAACTACAACGGTATTTGGTTACACTTAATGACTAAACCGGGTTACGGAAAGACTACGACCCAAGAAATGATGAACGGTATTTGGGGACACCCTAGCGAGCTTTTATTGAACGCGAAGGACACAGTTAATGCCATTGAAGAACGGTTTGGGCGTTGGTGCAACCTCGGCGTTACAATCGACGAGCTATCCAACCTCGATCCACGTGTTACGTCAGACCTACTCTTGGGTGTAACGCAAGGGCGCACAAAACGTCGCTTAGACACCAATATGCGTGAGCGTATGGATAATTTATCGTGGCAACTTATGGTGCTATCGAGCGGTAACTTCTCGCTTATTGACCGCATCAATACAGCGAAAGAAGACGTAGCTGCCGAAATCTCACGTACATTAGAGTTTAAGTTGCCTAAGCCTGTACTCTCCGTCCACGAGGGTGAACGCTTAATTAAGAACCCGATCCGTGAAAACTACGGTGTGGCCGGGGCGGAATGGATTAGTAACCTTGTAAAAATCCCACAAGATGATATTCAGGCTTTGATCGACACTACCATTGAGAGCTTTAGTACACGCCTTGAAGCGACTTCTGACGAGCGCTTTTGGATTGTAGGGTGCGCGGTTATCTACGTCGCAGGGGTACTAGCGAACAAGATGGGATTAGTCGAATGGGATATGCGAGCAATTTTCGATACGCTGATTAGTATCGTAGAACACAACCGCGTATCACGTAATACCTACGAGTTTAGCCCGACCGATGTGTTGTCTAGCTTCTTGGCGGATAACATTCGCAATACCGTGGTAACGGACGTTGGTCTTCAAGAAGGACAACTCATGGTTCGCATGGCTCCTACCGGCACCTTAAATGTACGCTACGAGCAAGATAGTGGCATGGTGTATATCCGCACCTCCGCGCTGAAAGAATACTTGTCTAAACGCAACATCGGTATCAACTCAGTCAAGGACGCGTTGACGCAACGTGGGCTGCTTACCCATGCGAGCGCACGACTTATTCTATCCAAGGGCTTACCAAATACCACAGGTCGTACCTACTGTATGGTGATTAAAGCCGACGAACTCGTGAAGTCCACCTATAGTAGCCTACTGGAGGACGCAAGTGAGTAACTGGCACGCGTTTGGTAAGAAGGCCGATACGAACGGGGGGAGTGAGAATACTACCCCTCACCCGACGATGAATCTACATTTAGTAATTCGTAAGGACGGTAGCCAGCGTATTGAGCAACTAGTTGAGTACCGAAACAGCAAGGGTCTTGTTGTAAGTACAGAATGGGTAGAAATACCGGTAATTTATGAATAGGAGAAATTAATTATGACTCAGATTGTATGGGATGGCAGATTCCTCATAGCAGACAGAAAGTGTTTCCGTGGTACGACCGTATTCGCAGCACCGAAACTACGTATTAAACACAACGGTACACAAAGCACTGCGTTCGCTTTCGCCGGTACCTATGAAGAATGTAATATCGCTGATCAGGTTATGATGGCGGAAGACAATCGCGAACTTGTAGAACAAGCGAAGTCTATACTTACAGACCCCGCAGGTAATTGGCAAGGTATTTGCGTGGAAACGCAGGTGAATGAGCAACCTAAAGCTTATTTATGTAACTATCTAGGTATGCGCGAAGAGCTCCCAGCTAACGCGTTCATGGCTGTGGGTGCTTGTTCAGATGAACTAACGATCGCCTATCGCACATGGCAAGCGATCGCTGCTAACCTCGACAAACCGGCTCACACCCTATTTGTCTATGAACCTACGCAGCCGGAAGAAGAGGTAGAATTAGTTAAACGTCGTGCTACGGCATTGGCGTGCTTTCTACGAACTGCATTGAGAGGATCGTACTACGACCAGTATGGCTATCCGTTTGATGTTTACGACGCAATTACGGGGAATACATTATGTGTCTAAAGATGTGTCGTTACTGCGGCGAGATGAAAGAAAAAGACCAGTTTGAGCGCGGACATGGTGGCAAACCTACAAATAGATGTAAAGCGTGCGCTACGTTTTATTACAGAAAGAATTACCGTAAAACTGAAAATGGAACGAAAATGCTACTTCGCGGACGCGTAAATTCCTTGCGAAGATTCTGCGAAGAGCGAGGGTTAGAACTCACAATATCCGTCAAGAAAGGAGACGAAGAATGGACTTAAATGGCGTAAAGGCGTTACCCACCGGTAACATTATTAATTTCCATAACCCCGGTGACTATAAATTCGATATAAGCGAAATCGCACAGCTACTTTCTAAAGTCATTCGCTTTAACGGGTTTGGTACGGACGTGGTGACACATAGCTTTTATGTAGCAGAAGTGCTACTTGATTTAACCGGTAACCCTCATATCGCTTTACTCGGTCTTTTACACGATGCGCACGAGGCTTACACCGGAGACATTTCGTCCCCAGTTAAACACATCTTGGGTAAGAAGTTAGGAGACCTAGAACGTATGGTGCAACGTGCTATCCTTTGGCAGCTAAATGCAAAACATGAAGATGGACTAGGCGCTGATCGTTTAATCAAGTTAGTTGACTTGCTCGCTATGCGTGAGGAAGTAACTGCCATGGTTACGGCAGGGAACTATAAATTAGACAACGAAGGTGTATGGGAAGAAGCACTCCGTCCGGTGGCGAATATTAACCTACTTGGTATCGTGAACTTCCCTTCTCGACGCATTGACGCAGCCGATTTTATTCGGTTCTATGATTACTTATGCGAGCAAGCGCGCAATAGCTCAATCGCTTACACAACCACTGAGCTATTAATCCTAGGCGAGATGTGTAAATTTAAAGTCACATCCAATGCGCTAATTAGTCAACTACTTTAAGGAGATAATACAATGAAAGAGGTACCAATCGAAGTTAAACCAATTTTTAGCGCCGATAACGAAGAGGAAGTAGTGAAAATGACATACATATTACGTCAACTACTACTTGTACGGAACGGAAATTATACTAAAGATGACCCTTTTTACCTTGCAATACAACGTGAGAGAATGGGCGAGATTAGCGAACTAGAAAGTAAATTAGACACCGCTATGATACAACTCCGTTTTGTTCCGCCTCCTCACTCCCCGGAATACGCCAATAATGTAGCTCCGTACCCTTATAACATTTCGTTCGAAATTTTAACTCGCTGTTACAGAGCCGGTGCTGAGATAAAGATCCATAATATCTATCGTGAAGATAATACCGTTTATGCGGAAGTTACAATCCTTAATTACCTAGAAGCGAAAAAGACCAATCCTGTGCCGTTAGAACAACTATGCGGCGAAGCAACACCTAACAAAGAACTTCGCGATGAAAATCCTGAAAAATGCGCCTTTGTATCGGAAGAATCAATCGATGGATTACGTGCGTCTGATACCAAGTTGTTCGAGTTAAAGACCCAAGTAGGTGGCGATCACTATGCTAAATGCGCAATTCAACCTATTGACTACATTATGGCGAATGGACTTGATTATCTTCAAGGTAATGTCATTAAGTACGTAACTCGCTATAAAAACAAAAACGGCGTGGAAGACCTTGAGAAAGCAGCGCATTACTTGCGGATCATGATTGAACAGGAGAAAGCGAAAGATGCGTCTAACACTTAAAGGTTATTGGTTTGTTTCGGTGGTAAGTATGTTAGCGCTGTTATGTTATTTGCCGTCTGTTTACAAGGCTTACACAACTATATTAACCATGGCGCATTTTTCCGCGCTTGAACTAATAGGCACGGGGTGCGTGACGGTTATTGCGACCACGTTGCTAGTAACATTTGTTATCGCAACACACCAACTTTTTATTAACCTCAAACATAGGAGAGAAAAATGAGTACTAAATACGGCTTGACCGAAACTTATCTACAAGAACAAATCAAAGAAACCAGCTACCAACGCTATGGCGACACAGGAACACTATGTGTCCTCACGCTAAAGAATGGTTATACCGTTACCGGAACAAGCGGATGTATTGACCCAACTATCTTCGCAGAAGACATC